GTTGATACCCATTATACCCATTATTAGTTTTGCTACTACACTTATTTTAACTTCGTCTTGTCTACCAACATTTACAGTTTTATTGCTGTGATTGCGTACAAGCATATCAGTCATCTTTACAGCATCGTCTACATAACAAAAACTTCTTGTGTCATTGCCTTTGATATAATATTCACCTACCTTACAGCGTTCTACAAACTCGTTGATAAAATGATCTATCTGACCCGGGCCGTACACGTTAAAATAGCGTATGATCAGATATTCCAATCCACTATTTGCTACTAGGTTTTCACCGAGAGCTTTCGGAACACTATAACTCCATCTTGGATTCGTAATGTTGTTAAACATAACCGGTACTTGCTCATTAGTTGGCACAGGGTAATAACCTTCATCTATTGCTCCATTAAATATTTCACAGGTACTTGCAAACACAAACTTTGTATTTGTATCTCTATATCGTTGAATAAGATTTAGTGTTGGTAATGTATTGTTTATACAAACATCAGTTGGGTTTTCGTAAAACAATCGTGTACCATTTGTTGCTGCTAAATGTACTACAACATCACACTCAGGTGCATTACGTGCTACTGTGATATTATTAAGATCATCAGCAACTCCATTCTTTTTATCATAAGGATACACTGAGTCATAATCATCTTTGATGTAGTTATAATAATGACTACCAATAAATCCTTTATGTCCTGTTACTGTTATTTTCATTTCTTTTTCTTTATTGCTTTATTAAAATAAACATCTCTGTTTTCTTTTCGAGTACCTTTGTAATGGCACATGTGTTTAGCAAACCTAGAATCAAAATGTCCTTTAGTGACTCCTTTTGGACTAATACTTTGCCCAACTATTTTATTTTCATTTTCAAGTTTTTCTAAACAAGCATCAAACACATGACAATCTAACTGAGCAGGTAAGTTGTATATTTCATCTGTATTATAATACCATTCCCAAAGATCAAAAAACTCCGAGCTATTAGGACTATCTAGGTTGAAACTTAACCAGCCTGTTTCTGTGTATTTTTCTTGCCGCCCGAGATAACTTACAAACTTGTCGTCGTCAAGGTGACTACGTAAATATTCTTCGCTAATAGGCGCTATTACTTCAGTATCAGCGTCTAGCCAAATAAGTCTATCTGATTTAACTTTACGACTAGCATCAATTATACAATAACTTTTATAACTAAATCTTATAGCATCGGTATAGAATCCTTTAGTTCCAGTACTAACAGGTCTACTGCTGTTGCGTTTTTTAAAACGTTTGAGTCCTTTGGACTGATCTAATAGAATATAATTTTTCCAAGTTTCGGTGTCTTCAAATAAAGGTGTGTCAGTGTATACTAACACATTAACATTTTTATCTAAATATTTTTCCAAACTATTCATAAAATACTTGGCATACATTTCATAATGCTGATCGCCAAAAGTTGTAACAATTGTTGTTTTTACATCACCATCCAAAAATATAATCCTTTCTTACATTTGTTATTTCACGAGCGCCAAATGATTTTAAAAATAGCCCAGCACATTCGTCAGTATCAGCTTGTTGTTCGCATACAATAATAGGTTTGTATTTTAGTATTGTATCCATTGCACCCTTGAGTACTTCTAACTCGTGTCGTTCGCAATCAATCTTTAATAGTCCAAACTTGGGTAAGTTTAAATCATCCATGCGTTTGATAATAATATCGCCTGTACCAACTTTATTAACAAAACTACCTCCAGTGTTTTCACTGTCGTAAATCATTTCAACATTGTCATTTACATTACCTAATGCATGTTTGTGTATGTCTACATTTAGATCTTGTACATTACTTTCTAAACAAATGTACACTTGTTCAAGCGGTTCAAATGCTATTACACGTTTAAACTTTTCAGTAAGTGGTTTTGCCCATAATCCAACATTTGCACCTACGTCAACTGCTATGTCAAAGTCTGTAACGTATTTGTACGCAACTTCTCTTACATCATCTTGATACTGTGCAGGTCCGCCGTTGTTGATACGTTTTGCAATCAAACGTTCAAAATGATTATCAGTGTCAGGCATCCAATAGTTGTATACTTGTTTCATAATGTAGCGTCTTCCATTCCTGCTACTCGTAGTTTAACTACGTTTGTAATCTGCCACTGCTTTTGATCAAGTGCTTTAAGAACACCTAACCACTTGTTACGTAGCAATGCAAACTCGTTGATGATTTTTTCGTAATCGCATACATCTGTTTCGCCGTCGACATATTTTTCTACATCACGACTACTCAATGCACGTTGATAGTTTTCTAGATACTTCTTAAAAAACGAGCTACGCAACTTGCGTAACTCGATATTTAAATATTCAAGAATAGCTTCGATCTCTTGAAGTTGATTAAACCGATGTTCAACAATACCTGGCATCTCAGCAGCAGCACGTTCTACATTGCCTTTGAGTTTCACTTCAGAGCGAGCTGTTACTAACTCGTTCTCAAAGTGTTGTATTGCGTTAGGTATTTCAGATATGTCTCGACTAACTCGACTATACCATCCCATTATTCATCCCATTCATCATCATCGTCTTCATCTTGATCTAGTTCAAGATAATACTGAATAGCAGTATCAAGTCTTTTACTATTACCCATCATATCTTGTAACTGAACTTCGGACATTCCATAGTCAGCCAACATATCTACATAGCGTTCTGCTGCCATTTCGACATGCTTTTTATCCAAATATTCTTTAAACAAGTTCCACAAATCGGCTGCTATTTCTTCGTTCATACTACACTATTCCTCAACTAAGTTATCTTCGGTATTTACCAAATTGGCTTCTTGAGAAGCTAGTTCTGCTTCTTCTGCTGCTCTAGCTTTATCTGCTGCTAATTTTGCAACTTGTGCTTCTTTAGCTGGCAAGTCTGCCATAACTTTGTCAAGTAGATCTCCTGTCCAACGTTTGCGGAATTCAATCATTACTTCACCATCACTGGTAATGTATTCATAACGATTGCCTTTCTTTTCCAGCAATCCTTTTGCATCCATCAAATCAAACATACCCGAATATGGATCCATGCCTGTTTCATATGGAATCTCAACTTGTACACTTTCAAAGGGTTTGTTGTAACGTGTTTTCATTACCTTACACGCTGCTCTAATACCATGCACTTGTGATGTTTTGTTGCCGTCTGCGTCTACTTTAAGTTTCAACTTCTTCATAGCAACAACCATACTTGATGCATAAACAAAGCCGCTACCACCACTAATCTTATCATCTGGATCAAACATATCTTGTGATGCATATGTGTGATTGGTTACACACATACCTACATTATAACTACCAAACATATTAACGCAGTTAGTTACAAGTGCTTTTAGTGCCTTTGCTTTACGTCCAAAGTCACCTTTCATATCACCTTTTTGGAACTGGTCCATTTCAGTTGGTGACATAAGCATACCTAACGAGTCAACTACAAACAATACTTTAGGACGTTCTTCTTCGGCCATCTGTTTATAATCTTCCATAAACGTACTAACTGTTTTAGCAACATCGTCGATCATTGCCATGTTGAGTTTTAGTAGTTTGTCTTCACTTGTGTCTACCTTTAGTGCTTGCAGCCAAGTTTCGTCAAGTGCGTTCTCTGTGTCGATAAGAACAACAAAGATACCTTGATCCTGTGCGTACTTTACAATATTACCTGACACAATATAACTTTTACCTGCGCCTGATTCACCTGCAAATACTGATACCTTGCCCAGTGGAATACCTTTTTGAAAGTCACCACTTAGTAGATAGTTGAGTGCAAAGTTACCTGTGCTGATCCAGTCAGTTGGATCATTAAAGCCTGCGCTCATACCCGTAATAGATTTTGTCAACGAGTTACGGAACTTCGTTGGATCGAATGTTTTACTAGCCATTAAATTCTCCTAAAAAGCCAAATACAATATGGGTTGCATCATTAAGACGCAACCCATTTTAGTTTGCTATTAACCTTGACGTGAACGGATCATTGCAAGAATGTCTTGCGCTCCGCCTGCGTTTTCAGCTGCTGGTTCTGCTGCTGGAGCAGGATCTTGCCAACCTGTATCAGTTGTTGCTTCTGCTACTGGTGCTGCTGCCGGAGCAGGTGCCGGTGTTGGAGCACTTTGACTAACAGCGGTTGCTTGTGGGCTTGCTGTTTTTTGCGGATCACCTGTACGTGCAGCCATTCCGCTTGGACGGAAATAGTTGCTCCAACGATCTGCATCATATGCTTCACCGTCTACTGACGCTTCAAACATTTCTGTCAAAATCTTAACACCAGCTTCGTCTGGTTTTTTAGGAAGAAAATCATTGAGATTAAACAAGCCATGTGTATTAACAGCTGCCATCTCTTGATCACTTAGTGGACGATCTCTACGTGCCCAGTTACTTGCACCATAATCAGCATAGCCACCTTTGGAACCTTTTGAAAGACGGAAGTCTACACCAGCAGTATAATCTGTTGGAAGTTCTTCCATGTCTGGGTCCATAAGTGCTGCTTTAATAAGTTGGAAGATTTGTGGACCAATAATAAAGCGTCGAATAGGATTCTCTGGCGAATCTTCTTTTAGTGGATCTTCAGTTACAAATCCTTGGAAGATATAACTACGTTTCTTCCAGTACTTACGACCCATGTCCTCAAGACTTGCGTCTTTAAACCAGCCACGTACTTCTTGCAAGATTGGGCAGCTTTCTCCATACATTTCCATACACGGAACTTGTACTTGCACTGGGCGTGAATCTGTTTCGCCCTTAACTCCTGCAAACGGAAGTTTGATCATCAAACGTTCTTTCCAAAAGAAAGTGTTTGAATCGTCGCCATCTGGCAAGAAACGAAGAGTTGCCTGTTCGCCTTCTTTCATATTCCAAAATGGGTAAATTGCGTTGTCGCCTCCGCCTGTGCGTTGACCGCCTGCGCCGGCTTCTTGTTCTTTGAGCTTTGCTCGAATTTCTGCTAATGATGCCATAGTGCCTTTTCTCCTATATGTTATGCCTATGTTAGAACAACAACTGCTGCTCTTGTGCCTGTAATGCGTAGCACATATTGTTATACTACACGTTTAGTTATGACTTGTCAACTAAAAAATGACAAGTTTTTAAAAGAATTAGCTGATTATTTTAAACCAGCTAACTCTTGAATTCTATTTAAATCTACTGATTCGCCTTGTATCGATTGTATGTCTTGTTTAACAAAATCCATAATAAATTTGGCTTCATTACCAACCTGATTTCTTAATCTGTTCATTGCATTTTGATCGCCTTGTTGAACTTTAAAAAGATTTTGTTTCATTCCGATTGCATTCTGAGTTGTTTTTGTGCCACCACCTGCGTTTTTGATATCATGGCCTAACCTGGCTATCTCAGTATAAATGTCTAACAAAGCCTCCACATTAGTTTGAGCGTAGGATACTCCTTGTGCATCGCCGTTTGGATTATTTATTACTAGTGGAGCACGTTCTTGGTATCGTTTTGCTAGTTCTGTTGCTTTTGATTCAAAATTTGAAGTTGTGTATCCTCGTTTAGCACCTTGAATGCCGCCACTGACTGCACCTTTGACAGCATCCCAAACACCTTCTTCCAAGTCAAATGTGCCATTTTTACGTGCCTGATATTTTTCATATACTTGGCCTAGACGTTCTATGAACTGACTTGCTGGCTTGATGTATCTATCACCGTATGATTTTTCAACCATTGTTAACACAGCAGTTTCGCCTTTAGGAAATACGCCTTGTTGCCTATCGTAGTAACTTAGTATAAACTCGCCTAATGGTGTTTTACTATCTTCCTCTTTAAATGGATTGCCGTCTGTCTTTTTCATATGCTTTTTACGTTCGCCTGCTTCTGCGTCGGCTTTTGCATTT